TTTTTTAATAAAGTTTTTGGCAGTGTTTTGTATATTTCATTTATTTTTTTGATGATCATTGATTGTTGTTTTTGCAAATCAATTGATTCAAGTTTGTTTTGCCAGGTGTGAAAATCTGATTCGTCCATATCTCCAAAGTCTTTCTTGAGGGGAAGACATATTTTAATCTTCTCGGGATTATAATAATTGAGTAATTTGAGATAGTTTTTGATACTTGCTTCTAGTCCTCGATTGCGTTGCGAATCTTGATCGTTGTTTAATCCTATAATTAAATTGTCAACATTCAAAGATAGAGTTGCGCATATCAATTTTGTAGATATATCCAAGCCAAATGTAACAAGAACGTTTTTGAATCCTCGTTCATTCAAATTGAGAAGATCTCCAATGCTTTCAACAAAGATAATTGAACGAGTATCGTTGATTGCTTCTACCGTCTCTGCGTTCGCGTAGAGGGGGTAAATCCAACCTTTCTTTCTTCCTATATGCTTCCACTTGGGTCGACCGCTTGAGGCGCTCATATCGCGACCTGAGAAGCCGTGAATTTGATTGTGCTCATTGTATATCGGAAATATGAATCTATTGTTTAGTTTTCCTGTGGTGGCATAACCGCCCTTGAGCGACTTGAGCGTTTCTGTTGAGATGCCGCGATTATTGTAAAATTTATAATGAGGCAGCAGTCTATCCAAGCAGTTTTCTGGGTATATTTCTTCCATCTCTAATTTTTCTGAAAATGTTAATTTGTTGTAGTTTGCGCCAAGGTCGTCTTCTTCAATAAACTCTTTGACTTGTTTTGTGTCGTTTGTGCCAAGAGTAATCTCAACAAGCCTTTTGAATGGAGAAAATGAACTGTTCTGAACATGATCTTTCCAAACACCTGTGTTTTTGTAGATTTGAATTGCAGTTTTATTGTCGCCGTTTCGAAACATGGCGTTTGTTTGCCAATATGCTCCGCGATCTGCAAGTTTGTATCCAAGGCGAACCAATGATTCTTTGATTTTTTCTGGAGTCATTGCTTATAAATTAGGCACATCATCCATCATGTCATGAAGAGCTCCGACTCCTTCTCCTTCCATATGTTCAACCATGTCAACAAGATCACCTCGTTCTTGAATACTAAAGTTTTCCATGTGAAGGTTTAGATAATTTTTTCGTTTGCTTCCATCAGGCATTTCTACAGGCTGAAGTGCGCGATGCACATCCTTGCCAAGCCAGCGATATTTTAAGCAAATCAATTTGTGAGTACCAAAACCTTCTGGCTCTCCTTGAATTTCATCCATAGTTTTTTGACGCAGCAAGAATAAATGAGAACAAAATTGAGTGATTTGGTCAGACAGAGAAACTATGCTTTCATCATCAACAACATTATCAGAGTTTCGATTATTTGTGATACCAAGGCGATTACTTTGAACACTTGTCAACATGGCCACTGTGGGAGCTCCATTAAAACACAATTCTTTTTGAATCAGCTGTTTGAATTTATCAACCATTCTTCCAACAGTTTCCCAACTACTTGCACCATTTTGTCGTTCGTAAGTTGTTTTAATATAATCAAAACTAAAAATCATAGGATTGCCTCGACCAACTTCAGAATAATAAAATCTTCGAATAATATTCAACATACTTTCGATGCTATGTCCTGCCACATTATAATAATAAAATTTAAAATCTTTTACGCGATTCCATGTTGCGCGAACCTTGGTTACAATTTCTTCTCCAGCCTGTCTCCAACGACCAGTTTCAAGAAGATGCATTGGCACTCCAGATAATGCAGAGCATTGCCGAACAATCAATTCCTCTTTACTCATTTCTCCATTATCAAAGTGAAGAATTGGCACATTGTTGTTTATCGAGGAGACCTTTGTGCAAAAATCCATACAGAATTGAGTTTTACCAACACCTGCCCGTGCAACAACAACTGATATATTTCCAGGTCTCAAGAGTGAGCCGTATAGTTCGTTCACTCGTTCGTGCGGGCCCATGAGTCCAAATTGATCGATTGGATTGTTTCCTCTCTCTTCAATAAATTCTTCCATATCATCAAACAAATTTTCAGGCTTGCTCGATCCCATCTCATATAAATTCACTTTATCGTTATAAATTTTATCTGCTTCACTCACAATGTCATCGAAAGTTGCGCTTGCGGCCATGCTCTTCATATTTTTTGCCACCTCTAGAGATGAGTTGTGGATCTCACGGCGAACCGTTATTTTTTTTAGTTCTTGCGCAGCCTTGACTACTCCATCTTTAGATATTTGACGCATCGACAGAGCTTTGATATAGTCGGCGATGTTGATGTTATCTTCAAATGATATGTTGAGTGATTGCACTCTTTGTGCAAGAAGCACTTCATCCAAAGCATCTCCAGCCTCAAGAGCTTGACGTAAAACACAAAATATTGTTCTGTTTACGATAGTGTTTTTGTCAAAAAAATCATCCTGATCGATGAATGCAGCTATAAGAGCGTAACTCTCTGGATACTTGATTAGGCCTGCGATTAAATGTTGTTCGAGTTCGTAAGAATAAACCATTCTTACATCTTATCAAAAAACCGCTAAAAAGTCAAGGGCTTTCTTCGTCGCCTAAGTCTGGTGGAAAATTTAATTCTATTTCCTGAGCAGATACTTGTTGTAAATATTGTTCAAGAGCTTTTCTCAGACCCATCTCTACGATTGGCGATGTTGCTTTAGTAATTACAGATGGCAGTCCTTGCTGGTTGACAAAAGAAAGAATAAAACCACTGTCTCCATTTGTGGAACCTGTAAACTCAAACAGTTGGTTAATCATATTTTCTGGCAATTGAAAGTCTCCCAAGTTTTCGGGATCAATAAAATCTTCGTTCATATTATATATTACACGAACTATAAAATAACACCAAAACTTTTAAAAAGTTTTTCTGTAACGTCGTCTCCATCATAGATTTCAACAAGTTGTATATCATTAAGTTCGCAAAACTTTAATTTGTCTTGATCTCTTTTTAATTGATTGATGTAGTTGATTTTATTTTTACCATGAAAGAAGGGAACGTATTTTGTGTGCTGCCTGCCTTGAACTTCAATGGCTATTTTTTTGTTTGCATTGTAAAAATCGAGAGACAACCTTGTTCCCGCAACAGGAAACTCTTCAAATACAATATGATTACTCCAATACTTTTTCAGAAATTGTTTTGCGTTGTATTGTATTTTACTGCGGCTTTTACCGTCCCAATCAATCAGATAGTTTTTTGCTTTTTTAACAGTGCGAGTTGAGCCGGTTAATGTTTTAAAGCGCATTGGTTAGCTTTTTAAAATCTTCATACAAAAAGTCTGACAATTTTTCATTGTCTTCGAGAAAGTCGATTAACCTTTGTTCTCCTTGAAACTTTTCATTGATCTCGAGTTTTTTGTCAACAAGCTCTTTTATTAAATCCTCTGATACAGATATCCATGCGCCCTTTTTTTCGATCAAGTTGAATAGATATAGCATGTCGAGTATTTCTCGAGCTCGCCACACAGACTTTCCATTTTTCTGTCCGTACTTGATTGGGTATCTTGCTGTTGATCCAGTTTTTTCATTTACTGTTTTTCGAAAACGAATTTTACAATAATGACCGATAGGTTCACCTTTTTCGTCAAGCTTGGTAGCTGTTGGGTTCTTAAAAATTAAATCTGAGTTGTACCTTTCCTCGAATTCAAGAATGAAGTTTGCGTAATGCTTGATGGCATTTCCTCCTGCCTGTTTTACTTTTGGGCCGCCTCTTGCGGCATATGGATTGGTGGCGACTTCTACTCGAACTTGACTTGTTAGAATCATTGTGTGCCCCATCTTTGTGATTGGCAGAACCATCTTCTTTAAAAATACAGAAGTTATTAATGCTCCTCCTGCCACCTGCTCTGACTCCGCAAATGGTTTGTCGATATCTCCAATTCTACACAACGCGTCAACACTGTCTATTATAAACATGTATCTTTTGTCATCTTCGTTTTGAAATACAAGCTCGCGTATCAGTTCGAATACTTTTTCAAAAATGTTGCAATCAAAACAAAAGAATTTTTCAGGATCAGTATCAATTCCTGATCGTTCAATCATTTCTTGACTGAATCTTCCTTCACTTTTGATGTAAATTATCATACCTTTTTTGCCAAAATGTTTTTGAAAATTACGCGCAAAGGCCATGGCGCAACTTGTTTTTCCACCTTCATTGATTCCTGTGAATCGGTGAGCGCCACTTGGCAGTCCTCCTCCAAGCGCTATGTCTAGGTTTAGGCTTCCACTTGGAATTTTGTAATCTTCACCTTCGTAAAAATTGTAGTGATATTTTTTGTTGTCTTTATCTGCAAGGAATTTGGCAATTTGATCTGTTGTTTGTATTTCTTTTGTTTTACTCATCTATAAATTGTCGTATTGTTTTTGGTTTTTTCGAGAAGATTTTATCTTCGCCTGTTTTTTCTCCAATAGGTATTTCTATTTTGGGTGGAATTTTGTAATTGAATTCACGGTATTTCTTTTTTATTTTCTCAATACCATACTCTGAGCGCAGCATTGCAAGTGATGGTACTTTTTCGATAACCATACGTTGCCAAAACTCTTGATTTGGAAACATATCAAGAAGGTCATTCAATAATTTCATTTCGCGAGCCCAGAACATACGCTTTTGTTTATCTGGTTCGACTACTAATTTTTTGATTAAATCTCTTTTGTTGAGTTTTTTCACTCAACTAAGTTAACCTATTTTCCTTAAAATGTCAAGCAAAAAAAGAGTAATTCGGGCGATGTTTGCGATAATTTATATTGCTCATTCTTGGATCAATCATGGAAGATATTTTTTTATTGTAT